CAGCTTACCCATCCACAGGAGGACCGACGATCATGTCCCTCTCTGAGTCGTTGAGCGGTGAGCTGCTGCCCAGTTTGGAGCGGCTGCGCGATGAGATCGCCGCCGATCTTGAGAACTGCCAGTCGATGCGGGACAAAGCCGCCTTGTATGCGCGGCTTCTGGATGTGTTGGCCCGCATCGAGGATGCCCGACCTGTACAACCCAAAGGGAACGTAGTTGACGAAATCGCCTCCAGGCGTGCTGCTCGGCGGTCAGGCACCTCCGCGTATTCGTCACGCGCAGGCCACTCGGGCTAACGCCTGGGAGGACGTGTCGGATTTGTGTTCGGCGTTCGGCCTCGAGCTGGATCCGTGGCAGGAAGATGTGTTGCGGGCTGGTTTGGCGGAACGTTCGGATGGCCGGTGGGCGGCCCGCCAGGTCGGCACTTCGACGCCGAGGCAGAACGGCAAGACGATGCTGATCGTGGCTAGGGCGTTGGCGGGGCTGTTGTTGTTTGATGAGCAGTTGATCATTGTCTCAGCGCACCGGCAGGACACGGCGCGGGAGACGTTTTTCCGGCTGGTGCAGATCATCGAGGACAACCCGGATTTGCGGGAACGGGTGGATTTCATCGCCCGCTCGGAGATGCGGGAGTTCATCCGCATGAAGTCTGGGCAGGAAGTGCGTTTCAAAGCCCGTTCTTCGGGCACCGGCCGCGGGTTTTCGTGTGACTGCCTGTTGTTGGATGAAGCCCAGATTCTGGGTGCTGCGGCGTGGTCGGCGATCCTGCCGACGATGTCGGCCCGCCCGAATCCGCAGGTGTGGCTGTTCGGTACCCCGCCGACGGAGAACGACGACGGGGAAATTTTTGAGCGGATCCGCACGGTCGGTGTGACCGGCAAGGAATCCACGGTCGCGTATTTGGAGTGGTCCGCTGAGCGGGATGACCCGTTGGATGCGGTGGAGACGTGGGCGAAAGCGAACCCGGCTTTCGGAACCCGCATCGACCATGAGGCGGTCGCCGCGGAGCGGGCGTCGATGTCTGATGAGCAGTTCGCCCGGGAGCGGTTGGGCATTTGGGATGAGGTGTCCCGCCATAAACCGTTGGTGTCGGTGTCGCAGTGGCGGGAGATGGCCGATCTGGGGCCGGCGGACAATGTGGCCCCGGACGCTGTCGGTGTGGATATGTCCCACGGCCGGAACGTGTCGGTGGGGGCGTGCTGGATTGAAGACGACATGGCCCACGTTGAGCAGGTGTGGTCGGGAACCGACACCGGCGAGGCGGTGGAGTGGTTGACGGCCAGGGCGGGCCGCCGCATCCCGATCGTCATTGATGCGGCGTCCCCGGCGGCTTCTTTGGTGCCTGAGTTGCGGAACCGTAAATGCCAGGTGGTTGTCACTACCGGGCCGATGATGGCTCAGGCGTGCGGGTTGTTGGAGAACCGGTTGATGAGCCAAACGTTGACTCACGGCTCGCAGCAGCCGGTGACTGACGCGATCATGGGCGCCAGGCGGCGGGCTATCCGGGACGCCGGCGGGTGGGGATTGGATCGTTCAGATCCTGCGCAAGCTATTTATCCGATCGTTGCGGCGACACTGGCCCTGTATGGGGCGACGAGCCATAAACGGTCCAAGACCAAACCAGGAAGGGTGGTCGTGCTGAAGTGACGATAACCCAGCTCATCGCGACCACGGGTCCGATCAACGGGCTCACCGATGAAGAGAAGTACGCGTTCAACGAGTGCTGGAAGAAGTGGACTGAGAAGCTGCGCCGGAACCTTCTGCGGGCGCAGTATTACGACCAGCACAACGTGCTCAAAGACCTTGAGATCGCCATCCCCCCGCATTTGACTGATCTGGAACTGGTGTTGGGGTGGCCGGCGAAAGCGGTCGATACTTTGGCCCGCCGTCTGACCTTGGACGGGTTTGTGATTCCCGGCGATGAGGATGACCGGTTCGGCATCAAGGCGATGTGGCGTGACAACGACATGCACATCGAGTTGCCGCAAACCCTGACTTCGGCGTTGGTGCATTCGTGCGCGTTCCTCACTGTCACCAAGGGCGACATGGGTGAGGGTGAACCGGATGTTTTGATCTCGTCGCAGTCGGCGTTGCTGGCGTCGGGGGTGTGGGATGCCCGCCGCCGCCGGTTGAAGTATGCGTTGACGATCACCGACATGGACGATTTGGGTCGGGTGACCGGCTGGGCCTTGTTTATGCCAGGTATGACTTCGACCGCCTATTTTGATGGGCGCTGGAATCTGTCCAGGTTTTCCCACACCCTGGATCGGCTTCCGGTGGAGGTGATCCCGTACAAGCCTCGGCTGGATCGGCCGTTTGGCTGCTCGAGGATTTCCCGGGCGGTGATGGGGTTGTCGGATTCGGCGTTGCGCACCTTGTTCAGGATGGAGGTGCACGCCGAGTTCTTCTCCAGCCCGCAACGGTATGCGATGGGCGCTGATGAGTCGATGTTCGTGGACGCCGACGGTAATCCGCTCAACCAGTGGGAAGCCATTTTGGGTCGGGTTTGGGCTGCCGGCCGCGATCCTGATACGGGGGATATGCCGCAGTTGGGGCAGTTCCCGCAGTCATCGCCGCAGCCGCACACCGATCAGTTGCGGTCGTTGGCGGCGATGTTCTGCGCCGAAACGTCGCTGCCACTTAACGCGTTGGGGATTGTTCAGGACAACCCGTCCTCGGCGGAAGCCATTGAGGCCGCCGAGCGGGATCTGATCATCGAGGCCCGTTACGCCCAGGAGTGTTTCGGGCCGCGGCTGGCGCGGGCGATGGCCACGGCGGTGCAGATCCGCGATGAGTTGGATGCCCCGCCGGATGAGTTGCGGAATCTGGATGCGTTGTGGCGTGACCCGGAGAACCCGCCCCAGTCGGCGGCGGGGGATTTCCTGATCAAAACGGTGCAGGCGATGCCGTGGCTGGCCGAGTCGAAGGTTCCGCTGGAACAACTCGGTTGGGATGCCACGACCGTGGAGCGGGCCTGGGCGGACAAACGCAGAGCCAGCATCACTTCGCTTCTTTCACAACTTCCTACTAACCGGCCTCAGCCGGCCACCGACGGGCCTACTGGGCAGGGCGTCCCAGAGGCTGCAGGATTCGCTGAAGGGCAACAGGTGTCCTGGGATGGCGGCCAAGGCGTCATCGAACACCTGATGGTTGACGGTGTCCTCGGTGAAGGCGAGTTCGCCATCCCCGCATCCCAAGAGGAACCGGCGGCGCTGGTGCGGATTTACCGCAACGGGGAACCCACTGAACTGCTGACCGGTAAACCGGTTTCGGAGTTGCGCCGTGCCGATCTCGGCGGTTGAGCGTCGATTCGTTCTTGACCAGTTGGTGACGCAGTCCCAATCCACGATGATCCGGTTGTGGGACGCCGCAGGACGTTTGGATGATGTGGACTTTTTCCGCTACATCTCAGAAACTTTTCCCGACATCGCGATCGGATACCACCAGCTCGCCGCAGAGTACGCCGCTAGCTGGTTTGAGTTTGATTTCCCCGACATGCCCACCGCGGCGGTGGCCGCCGCACCGGCCGTTGACCGGTTCACCACTTCGGCGCAGTGGGCGTTAGGAGCCGATGGCCGGCAGGCGCTGACTCGTTTGGGTGGCACCTTGCAGCGGGCCATCTACGACGGGGACCGGGCCACCACAGTGCAGAACGCAAGGTCGAACGGGATGCGCTGGATCAGGGTGGCTAGGCCGAATGCCTGCGCGTTCTGCCGATTGTTGGCGACCCGCACCGACATTGACGAAACGTATCGCAGCGCAGTGTTCAACGAAGAAACCGGGCAATACGAAACTCGGGTTGTGGGCCGAAGCGTCAATTTGTCGATCGCTGATCGGCGGATGATCGCATCGGGTCAGATGACCCGGGAAGAGGCTTTGGCCCGCCGCGACGAAATGCAACTGGTGTATCAGATCGGCAGTCGCAAGGGCAGTCCCCGCGGCCGTCGCCCTCGCGGAACCCGCAGGCTCGGCGATAAGTATCACGACGATTGCAAATGCACCGCCAAAGCAATCCCCGCCGGGGTTGACGCCTTCGAGGTGCTGGTCGCCGAGGAACCCGAATATGCGGTGCAGGTTGAGCAGTGGACCAATGAGTACATCAAGGCCCGGAACAACTCTGCATCAGGCGATCCGAAGAAGATTCTCGCTGAGTGGCGAACCTTCGGCGACGACATAGCTTAACCACCTTTTGGTGGTGAAGGGCACTGAAGCCGCAACGGCAACAGGGCAAACCCGCAACGGGAAAGTTAGGAAAACACACAATGTCTGAAGAGGACACAACGGCAGCGGAAACCGCAACGGAGACCGCCGAGCAGCCCGACGCCACACCGACACCCACCGAAACGGTGGAGTTCTGGAAGCAGAAGGCACGCGAACAGGAAAAACGCGCCAAAGAGAACGCCGCAGCCCGACTCGAGCTGGACGAACTGAAAAAGGCGCAACTTTCCACCGAGGAGAAACTCGCGCAAGAACTGGGTGAGGCCGCGCAACGCGCCGCCCAGGCCGAAGCCGAGGCTGTCCGCTGGCGCATCGCCGCCAAGTACGGCATCTCCGATGAGGACGCTGAGTTGTTCCTCACCGGTTCCGATGAGGAAACCCTTGCCCGCCAAGCCGGAAGGTTCAAAGAGCTGGCGGTCAAACCCCCCAAAGGAACCGTTGTACCTGGGGTCGGTAATCAGCCGGCACCACCCACCATCGCGGACCAAATCCAGGCCGCCGAGGCTTCCGGGGATTACCAGTTGGCGATCCAGTTGAAGACCCAGCGGCTCGCTGAGCTGGCCCGCAGTCAGAAAGGATAAACGGCAATGGCCGGTATCACTGGTCTGGGCACGACTTTCAATCTGCCCAACTATGTGGGGGAGCTTTTCAACGTCTCCCCCGAGGACACCCCGTTCCTGTCCGCCATCGGCGGCCTGACCGGCGGTGTGGCCGTCAACTCGACGGTGTTCACCTGGAGCAGCTACGACCTGCGGGACGCCGCCGATGACCGGCAGCGCCTCGAGGGTGCCGACGCACCCACCGCTGAAGGTCGGGTCCGTGCGGCCGGGTCGAACGTTCTGGAAATCCACCAGGAGCAGGTGTCGGTTTCCTACACCAAGCAGGCCGCGACGAACCAGTTCGCCGGCACTGCACCGTTCGTCGGCGGGCCCAACGAGGTCGTGGACGAGCTGGCTTGGCAGCTTCAGCAGGAGTTCAAGCAGATCGCCCGCGACGTGGAAAAGTCGTTCATCTCGGGCACCTACCAGATGCCCGCGAACAACAGCTCGGCGCGGAAGACCCGCGGCGTGCTTGAGGCCATCGAAACCAACGTCAAGGATCTCAACGGCGCCACCCTCACCAAGGGTGACGTGCTCGATCTGATGCAGGACGTGTGGGAGAACGGCGGCATTCAGGAGTCCGAGACCCGCACCCTGCTGGTCAACGCCACCCTGAAGCGCAAGCTGACCGGGCTGTTCATCGAGGGCACCACCTACAGCTCCTACCAGGAGACTTCCCGCAACGTCGGTGGGGTCAACTTGCAGACGTTCGAAACCGATTTCGGTCGCTGCAACATCGTGCTGTCCCGGTATGTGCCGGCGGACACGATCATCGTGGCTTCGCTGGAGGAGTGCGCCCCCTGCTTCATGGAGATCCCGGGCAAGGGGCATTTCTTCGCTGAGCCGCTGGCCAAGACCGGCGCCTCGGAGAAGGTGCAGATCTACGGCGAGATCGGGTTGCGGTACGGCAACGAGCGCAAGCACGGCAAGCTCGTTGACGTGGCGGTCGCGGGTAGCTGATGTCGCTGGCATCCGCGTCGGATGTTGAGAACGCTTTGGGGCGTTCTCTCACCGAGTCTGAGGATGTCTCCACCCTTTTGGAGGAGGCATCGGATTTGGTGGTGGGCTATTTAGGGTTCACCCCGGATCCGGTGCCTTCCCCGGTGGCCCGGGTGGTGGCCACGATGGTCGCCGCTGTGGTCACTAAGCCCGCCACGAACACCGCTGATTACGGGGTGAACGGCTACAACGTGATCAAGGAAGGGTTGGCGGTGAAGGTGGGCACGGAGTCGGCGACGACGACCGGGCCGTGGCTGACGGCGTCGTTGAAGATGCGTCTTCGCCCTTACCGGAACTATTTGACCCGGCGGGTGTTTTCCATCGGGTTGGTCGATCCTGAGGTTGAGGCCGGTTCGTGATCCGCGTTCACGTCCCTAGGGCTGTGCACGAGTTCCCCACCGGGACACGGTTCACCACCGAATCCGATTACAACAACCTGTGCATCTGGGAGGACACCGACTTGTTGGGTGTGTTCGCCGACGGCATGTGGGTGTTGGTGGAGTTCGATGACTAACATCCGGCTTAAGTTCAAGTACGGGTCGCGGTTCCAGATCCGCAACGCACGAGATGTGCAGGCGTTCCTTGAACATGTCGGCACCCAGTTGATGAACGAAGCCAACGAAACCCTTCCCGAAAAGGAGGGGTATCGGATGTCGTCAAGCCGCGGTATCAACTATCCGTTCGGGCATTGGCGGGTCAATGTGTTCACGTCAAGCAATCATGCGAAGAATTCCAACGCCAAGCACAACACTTTGCTGCGGATTCTTCAAAGCGGGGTCTAGATGTTGATCTGGCCGACCCCGAAACCTGCTGTCCTGGCGGCGATCACCATCCTGTCGGATGCGTTCGGCGAGTATGCGTTCGTGTCGGCGAAGATGCCGCCACGGGCCCGACCGGAACGGTTCGTGCGGGTCACCCGCATGGGCGGCACCCTGCACAACATCGCCACCGACGGCGCGAAAATCCTGGTCGAGTGTTTCGCCCAGGACGTGGGACAGGTGGAGGCGATGTGCAACACCGCCCGCACCGCCCTGCGTAACGCCGGCGGCACCACCGTCACCACCACTCAAGGTGATGTGTTCGTCCGCCGGTTCGACAGCGAATCGGGCCCCACCGAGCTGCCCCACCCCGACCTTCTGGATTGGGAACGCTGGCAGTTCTCCGGGGAACTGCTCGTCAAAGCCAACTGAATACACAACTGCACAAAAACCTTATTCAGGCCCGTCCACATTGAGCCCTGGAAGGGGTAAATCATGGCCGATTCAGGCAACATCTGGGCCGCAACAATCCCGGCCGACGGCGCCGCGGTGTACGCGGCCCCGCTGGGCACCACCCTGCCCACGACGGCGACCGCCACCCTCGACGCCGGTTTCGTCGATCTGGGGTGGGTGTCCGAGGACGGCGTCACCAACAGCATCTCCCGTGAGACCACCAAGCACCGCGCCTGGGGCGGCGAGGTCGTCAAGGTCACCCAGGACAACTACACCGAGACGTTCACCCTGACCCTGCTCGAGTCCTCGTCCGCGGTTCTGTCGGTGGTGTACGGCGATGACAACGTCTCCGCCGGCGGTGACTATCAGTCCCTGGTGGTGGAGCACTCCCGGCTGATGCTGGACCGGCAGTCCTTCGTCATCGACTTCATCGACGGCGACAAGGTCGGACGCATCGTGGTCCGCGAGGGCCAGGTCACCGAGATCGGCGACATCGTCTACACCCACCGGGATCTGACCCGCTACGAGATCACCGTGGACGTGTTCAAGCCGACCAACGCCGACAACGCGGTCGTGGTCTACCTCGACTCCGCACCCGGCAGCTAAAGCCTTCCCGGGGGTGGTGTCTGGGACGGGCCTACCACCCCCGGGAAGCCGTCCCCCAAGCCTGTCCTGACTAGTTGAGAGGGCCCGTCCATGAAACCCATCCTGGGTGCCAACCACAGATCCACCCGCATCGAGATCGTTTTACCGGTCGACGCCGCCGGCGACTACGCCTTCGATGAGGACGGCAAACCCGTCAAAGGGAAGGTGCCGGTGACGTTCACCGTGCCCCGCTTCGATTGCATGTCCCGCGAGCAGTTCAAAGAACTCAACCGCGAATTGACCGCGATCGAGGAACGCGTCGATGAGGACGGCGAACCGCTGTCCCCGCAGGAACGCGGCATCGCGGTGGTGTTGGCGATGGTGAAACCGTTCGTCACCGCCGACACCCTCACCGTGGTCGAAGGTTTGCATTTGTTTGAGTTGGAGCAGATCGCCGAACGCATTCAGGACGGCTCCAAGGTCACGGTGGGGGAATTGCTGGCCTCGACCAGCTCTTAACTGAGCATGGCGGGGCCGTCAACTACGACCTGATCACCAAAGCCGGGATCACCGTGGACCGGATCGGCGAGGATTTCACCTGGGCTGATCTGCGGGATTTCGTGGCGCATCTGCCGCCGATCCCCCAGACCGCCCTGTATCGGGTGCAGAACCCGAACTCGTGGTGGTGGTCACCGGACATGGATTTTTATGCCGCCATGCTCAACGCGTTGCAGTGGGCGAACTTTCAGCGCGGCGGCGGCAAGGGTGAGAAACCCAAACCGGTCAAACGGCCGAAGGAAGCACCGAAGAAGGGGCCGAAGTCTGTTGATGATTTGCAGGCCCGTAAACAGCGTGTCCGCAGAGGAGGTGGGTAGTGGCGATTGAGCTGGCGACAGCCTATGTGTCACTGGTCCCGGAAACCTCCAAACTGGAGAAGGCCGTCACCGACACCTTCAAAGGGGTTGGTAAGCAAGCTGAGATGGCCGGCCGGGAGGCGGGTTCCCGTCTGGCGCAGACGGCGACGAAGGCGTTGAAGGATGGGTGGCGGCCCGATCAGGACATCATGGCCGGCATCCCCAACACGCGTTTGGATCGGATCGGCGCCCGCATGGGCCAGGTCATCGGCAAGGGTGTTGTTGGCGGGTTGAAAGCCCGCCAGTTGGGCCGGGACTTCACCAACAGTTTCTCTTCGGGGGCGTCGTCGATCGGGCTGGGCCGCATCGTGTCGGGGTGGCGTTCGGATCTGACCGGGCAGTCCAACAAGCTCGGCTTCCTGGCCGGTAAGGCCCTGTCGGCGGGGTTGACCGCCGCGGTGGGTGTCGGGGTCGCCGGGGTCACCATGGCGTTGAAGACCGGCTTTGATCGGCTCGTCGCCCTGGACACCGCCCAATACAAACTGCGGCAGATCCTGAAAACATCCGGTCGCGGCGAGAAAGACTTCGAACGGATCAACAAAGCCGTTCTCAGCGCGGTGGAAGGCACACCGTTCAGCTTGGATCAGGCGTTCGGCACCGCCGTGCAGGCCATCGGCGCCGGGGTGCAGGACATTGAAAAGTTCATGACCAACGTCGCTGACGCGGCGGGTTTCGCCGGCACCGACCTGGCCCGTATGGGGTTGATCTTCAATCAGGTTGTCGCCAAAGGCAAACTCAGCGGCGAAGAGACCATGCAGTTGATGGAAGCCGGCCTTCCCGCGATGTCGTGGATTCAAAAGTCTTACGACTTGACCTCCGAGCAGTTCGAGGACATGCAGCGCGAGGGCAAAGTCACCATCGACATGCTGATGAAGGCCATCGAGGACAACGCTCCCGGCATGGCCAAAGCCCTCGGTAACACGTTGCAGGGCTCCATCGACAACGCCAAAACCGCGCTGGCCAAGACCGGCGCCAACTTTTTGGCCGCGATCTTCGGTGGGGAAACCGGTGATGCCACTGAGGGGTTGAAGTCGGCGGTCCAGCGGATCACCGACATGCTCAACAACCTCAACACGTGGGTGGTGGCGAACAAAGACGAGATCCGCGGCTTCTTCCTGGCCGCCAAGGACGCCGCGAAAAGTCTGTTCGAGGTGCTGGGCCGGATCGCCTCGGCGTTGCGGGAACACCCGGCACTGATCAAGGTCGCCATCGCCGCGTTCGCCGGGTTCGCCACCATCAAAGCGGTGGCCACCGTCGCGAAATCCTTGTCGGCGATCAACACCGCTCTAGGGTTGATGCCGGCCAAAGCCACCGCCGCGCTGGGTCCGATCGGCGCCCTGGCTGCGGCGTTGACCGCTGTGGGCGCCGCCCGATCAAATCTGGAGTGGGGCAACGGCGACCCAGTCGGGTTCTTCCCCGACTCCCGCGACTTCACCCCCGGACTTCGCAGCGGCGCCGAGATCGCGTTGGGCCCGATCGTCGGGCCGTGGCTGGACCGCACGCTGGGCACCGGCCCGGGCCGCGGCATGCTCGGCGGCGGCGGCAGTTTCGCCTCTGACCCCAACACCACGGTCGGCGGAATTCCGATCCCCGGGTTGGGCTCAGGCCGGATGCCGGGAACCGCCGGCCGCGGCTACTTCAACTCCCGCGCCGCATCCCAATATTTGGATGCCCGCACCGACCAGTTCCTGTTGTCCCAGATTCCTTCCGGTGGCCGCTATGTGCAAACGTCGTCGGCGGATCTGACCCAGGGGTTGGGGGATTGCACCAGCGCCATCGAGGATCTGATCAACATCATCGACGGCCGCCCCACGGCGGGCCGGTCGATGGCCACCGGCAACGCCGCGGAATGGTTGACCTCCCGCGGGTTCCGGCCGGGAACGATGCCCGGGGCGTTCAACGTCGGCTTTAACGCCAACCACATGCAGGCCACTCTGCCCGGGGGAACCCCGTTCAACTGGGGCAGTAACGCCTCGGCGGCTCGCCGCGGTGTCGGCGGCACCGGCGCATTCGACCCCGCATTCACCCAGCACTTCTACCGCTTCGACCAGGGTGGGGTGCTGCCCCCGGGAACCTCGATCGTGCAGAACGACACCGGGCAACCCGAACTGGTGCTCAACCCGCAACAGCAGCAGAACCTCACCGACACGGGCGTCGATTTGGGTGCGGTGATGCACACCGGATCCGGTGCACCCCCAGGACCGGCTGCCGCTGGGACGCCGCAGCAGGGTGAGCAGGCCGCCAACCTGCTGCGCACCATGGGCTTCGTTCCCGCCAACGCCGGCAACACCGGGGTGGCCGGCACATCCAGTTTGGCCGGATTCATCAACATGGGCAACGAGATCGTCGGCGGGGTCATCGACACCGGCGCGAACCTGGCCCAGCAGGCCGTGTCGGCGGGAATTATGGCCGGTGTAGCCGCGGGAACGTTCGGTGCTGGTGCGCCCGCCGCGCCGATCGCCGACGCCGCAGCTTCTTACGGCATCCAGTTGGCGGCCAGCACCGCCAAACGCATCTCGGCCTACGGCTTCCAGTTGGCCGGTATCGGCGCGGATGTCCTTGTCGAGCAGCTCTTCCCCTTCGGCGCCCCCCGCTGGCTGGGCTATGACTACACCCAATTCATGCCGCAGTTGGGCATCCAGCAGGCCGCGTTGGGCAGCCTGGAGCAGATGGGCTCCCAAGCCATCAACCAGGCAATGGGCGGGCAGCCCCAACAGCCCGGGCCGCAACCGGGTCAGCCCGACACCGCACCGTCGGGGCCGGCGCAGTCCTCGATGATGACCGAGGTGCAGCCGCCCACCCAGCAGCCGGATTTGTTGAACAACCTGATGGGCTTCGACCAGGGCGGCATGCTGCCCCCCGGCGGGATGGGCATCAACATGACATCCCGGCCTGAGCCGGTGCTCACCCCGCAGCAGTGGGATGCCATCGCCTCGAACTCGTCGGTGCCGATGCAGGGCGCACCCCTGGTCGGGAACCTGTACGCCCAGGACATGCAGGGCGCGATCCGCGAGCTGGAGAAGGTCAAACGTCGGGACATGATGCAGTACGCGGGACGGCCATGACCGGCATCGTCCGCATCGAAATCTTCGGGCAGAACGACGAATACCTGTGCGTCCACGGCGACGGCGCTGGGGACCGCGGCGTCTATTTGGGCCAGGGCCAGGTCACCGGCATCTACGACTCCCCCGAGAAGCAGGTGTGGAAGTCGGGGTCGCGGCAGATCGGCTCCAAGCAGCGCAACCGCAAAATCTTGGCCCGCGACCTCGACCTGGGGTTCCTGTGCAAGGAATCCACTGTGCACACCGCTGAGGAAAACGAGAGCTATCTGGTGCAGGCCATCGGCTACGACTTGGATCAGTGGGATCTCAACGCCAAATACGCGCGTTTGCGGGTGACCACGGATCTGTCGGGGTGGCGGGATCTGGACATCGTCCAATACGAGGAACCTGACCTGTCTCCCCGCAACGACCCGCTGCAAGACCAGTTGTTGAACCCGATCCTGAAGCTGCGGTCGGGCAACCCGGACTGGTACGCCGACGACGTTGTTTCCACGGCGACGTGGGTGGAGGACGGCTGGCAGACCGTCGAGGTGGAGAACCCCACCCCACGGCCGATGCTGCACAAATGGATCGCCACCCAAGGCAAGTTCACCATCCCCGACTTCTCCTGGCAGGGGCCGAAAGGCGCCCGCTATCCGGGCGGGATTCATTCGGACAGGTTCATCGCCTGCCCGGAGATCACCGCCTCCGACGGCGGTATGACCATTGACATTGATTTGCAAGAGCTGATGGCCCGGTCGGCGAACCGCACCAACATTCTCGCCAGGTTCGGGGGGCAGTTCTTCAAATACGCGATCCCGCCGTACACGCAGAAACAACGCCTTCCGGTGTACTGCGCCGAGGTGCCCGACGGGGGGGCGCAGATCCAGTTGGTGCAGCCGCGCCGCTGGCCGCGCCCGTGGGGGCTGGAACTTGCCTGAACTGCTCGACACCACCCTGTCGTTGGATGACCAGTGCAGCCGCATCTGGGAGCTGACCCGCGCCGAGAAACACGACCAAGAGCGGCTGCGCCGCGAACCCCCCGTCGTGCGGTTGTGGGATGCCGAGTGGGCGTTGCAGCACGTCATATCCGGGGTGGAATACAGCGCGAGTTTCCAGTGGATTTCCAACGACACCGGGCCCGGGCAGATTTCCATCCCGTTCGATCATCCGGCCGCCGAGTGGGTCCACGATTCCCAAGGCCGGATTGAGCGGGGTGAGGGCCGCGGCGTGCATCTGACCGTGGACTACTGCGGCACCCGCTGGTCGGGGCGTCTTGACAAGGCGGTGGTGGAGACCGGGGAGGACGGCGACGACGTTCTGGTCATGGACTTCGCCCACGACTACGAAAACCTGAAGTACTACACCGTGTGGTCCAACCCGTTCCTGCCGGCGGCGTTCCAGTTCCCGCGGGCGTGGCTGCTGGCCGGCCCGATCCGCTGGGTGCTGCTGACCACCTTGCACATGCAGTTGATCCGCGAACACAACCCGCTGATCACCATCCCCGACGACCCCCTGGACTTCGCCTCCTACTTTGAGGTGTTGGACCAGTCCACCTGGCAGGTGGTGGTCAAACCGATCAGCTTCCTTGAGGACGCCGCATCCGGGGTGACGTGGGGTGTCGCGAGCTCGCGGTGGGCGAACTGGCATGACATGGCCAAAATCCTGTTGGAGGATTCCGAGCTGTCGGTGGTGTGCACCCGCTACCTGGATGGGGATCCCGCACCGTGGCCGGGGGCCGACCTACGCCACGGCACCCTGGTCATTGACATCGCGGACAAGTCCGGTGTGTATATCGGGACCGCGAACGGCGGCTCCATCTTCGACGGCCTGGTCCGCACCGTTGCCGAGTTCGCCGACGACTTCATCGACTCCACCGCCAACCTCATCTCCGACACCGAAGCACCCGACGATTACTTCCTGCCCGGGTTTTACGCCACGAACAAAGAGTTCCCGTTCGTGGTGTACCGCACGGGCGAGGGTTCGGGGATTGAGCAGTCCCGGTTCATCAACTCCCCGGCCAAAGGCGTGCAGGTCAACGTCGGGGGACAGTCAACTCCTGGCGTCAACGAGGTTATCAGCGCATGTCTGGCCCCTGAGACCGCGATTGACGGGCCGGATGGGAAGGAGCGAATTGACGTTCTCGCCGAACGCGGTCAGCCGTTCCGAGTTTGGTCAATCACCCCTGAAGGCGGTCGGGTCGCTGCTTGGGCGTCGTTGGCGTTCCGCAAAGGCTGCGCTGAGTTGTTCACTTACGAACTGGCTGACGGCAACGCCATCACAGTGACCAAAGACCACCGCTTTCTGACACCGTCGGGATACGTCGCTGCCCGCAACATTGAACCATCAGACCTGATCTGCGTGGCTGATTGGACTCGCGAACCCGTGGACGATCATGTCCGCCAAGTGCGCGACGAAGATTATGTTCTGATCGACTGCCCATCTGTAGAAGTGGTTTCAGTTACCCCTCGGGGATTCAGCGACTTTTACGACATGAGCGTGCCCGGATGGGAAAACTATTGCGCCCACGGGATCTGGAACCACAATTCCATCCAGGCCGTCGGCGACATCGTCGGCAACATTTTCCTCATCGGATCACTGGGCGGATCCATCGACACCCTGCTCCGTCCACTCTATGAGGACACCATCCTCGCGTGGTGGTCGGTCAAATCCACCCAGCGGGCGCAGAACAACGGCTGGTCACGGTATTTCGAATACTTCCAAGACGGCGCGAACAAGGCCTACACGATCGCCTCACTGATGGTGCTGCGGGCGGGTTTTTGGGCGACACGCACCGTCATCGCCAACGAGATGCAGGTCATCGACGGCGCCCCCTACTTCGTCGGCGACAACGGGCTGGGCCATTTTTTCCTCGACGACCGGATCGGGTTCGCCCTGGAGAACGACCCCACCGGGCAGGTGTGGATGGACCGGGCCCGCAAAATCGAATTGAAGTGGGACGCCGAATCGTATCCCGAATGGGTGCCCACCATCGGCGACCCCCGCAACCTGCAAGACCCCGCCCAAAGGGCGTGGGGTAAGATCGAGCAGCTCATCGCCGGCCTGCGTGACCTGGGGGTGTGGTGATGGATTTCCCCACCCGCGAGAACTGCGACCCCACCAACCCCGAAGAAGCCTTTCTGTGGATGTTCGCCGCCCTCCCGCATGTGAAGGGGGCGCCGTTGTTGATGCCGATCACCTACTACCGGCAGATCAGTAAACGCCTGTGGGACTTAGGGGCCCGCCCGGTGGAGGAACCCACCTTGGAGTGGGTGGCGCCCACATCAACCGAACCGCACTGGTTGACATCCCCGGGCCGGTGGGTGCCGGCCGGCACCGGGCCGAAACGCAGCGAAGAGGATGAGGCCGCCGCCGCGGTCGCGAAGATGTCCCGCCAGCAGAAATCCGAACTCAAACACGCCCTGGAAACCTTGGCCGATGGTGGTGGGCTGCCGGACACCCCCGCAGGGCGGGTCGTGAACACGTTGTCGTTCCACCAGCGCGAAGTGGTGTTGAGCGTTCTTCGGAAGGAACACCATGGCTGAAGTCGGCTACGACACCATCCTTGAGGGCGATCTGCCGGAGCGGTCAGCCAACTACACGTCGTTGGAGACGTTCGCCGGGAAAACCCAAACCGACTGGGAAAACGAAATCTGGGGGGCCGAGGACACCCGGTGGGGCGGCATACTTTCCGCGCTGTGGTCAGGCCTGGAGAGCGCCGGCACCTGGGTCGTCTCAGTGCTGCAAACTTTGGGCAACGCCATCTTTGAGGGCGTCAATTTCGTGTTCACCACCGTGTCGAACGCGTTGACCGCAATCGCTGACACCTTCGGGTCGTGGTGGGAAGCGGTCACCCGGTCAAACACGTCGAGCGTTCTGACCTCCACCACCCTGCTCGCCGAGGCGGTGTCGGGTGGGGTTGCGGTTTCTGATGACTTCGACGGCCCGGAGGCCGACGACTTCGGGGCAGAATGGACGGTTGTATCCGATGGGGCGGGGGCCGGGTTTTACGGCCCGTCGGGAAGCGGCCGGGGCTCGTGGAAATCGTCGGGGGCGTTGGAGCGCCGCCACGTCAACGTCTACGACACCCCGCTGGCCAGCGACTACCAGCTGGTGTCCGCAGTGGTCGGGGCGATCACCATCCCGCAGGTGTTCGATTTGGAAGACGAGTCGCTGCCGTGGGTGTATCTGATTGGGCGATGCAACTCGGGCGGCACCGAGTTTGTGTGGGCCCGCTTCAACTACTACTACGTCCAACTCGGTTACACCACCGGCGGGGTGTACACCCAGTTCTCGGGTGCGGAAGTTTACCGGTCGGGATGGTCGGGGGGCGCCGAGTTGGAGTTCTTCATCGGCACCGATGACGACGAGCGGGAGTTCATTTTCCGGGCTAACGGGGTGACGCAGGTGTCCCACACCGACAGCGGGGATCTTTCCGGGTTGGGGGCATCGAACCGGTATGTGGGGTTGGTGGCCAGCGCGGTCACCAGCGACTCGGGAACCGGTCAGTTCAAACCACCGGAGTTGGCGGCGTGGGCGGCCTCGGATCGACTTGCCGCGGCAACAGGAAGCTAAAGGAGACTTGATGATCGCGTTGGTGCGCAAACCTGTGGAGCTGCCCGGGTGGCATCTGGTCGACCAGGCCGCCATGCTCGACGCACTGACCGCTCTCGCTGATGAGGGCTGGCGGGGGGCGATCTCCCAGGTGTCGGGCGGGTGGCGTCTGGAGTTGAACGCCGACGACCCGAAACGGCAAGTCATCGCCGAGGTTGGGGATTGGCTGGTCTCGGATATGGGACTGCGGAAACTCACCGACAGCGAGTGCGCCGACAGCTATGAGGAGGCCGGTTCGTGACTCTCATCAACTTCACCGTTGAGTACGACCTGCTGGCCGCAGTAACGGACACTGACGGGTCCGGCTCCGACGCCGACATAGTTCCCTTGACCGGGCCTGTGACGTTCTCCCCGGTGTTTGAAGACAACAGAGCCGCCCTGGCCCCCAATTACTCGCCACGCTCGGCAGGGTTCAAATTGTTGCCGATCTCAGGCTATTTGGATGCCGACGGCCGGCTGAAGGATCGCCCTTCAGGAACTGTCGGGGTGCGGTTACCGGCCGATGACCCAGTCCTCGGATTGTCCCAGCTCATGTATCAGGTGTCGTGGGATGTGCACACCACCGAGGGTCAGCCCGTCAAGGTTGACACCGGGTATTTCATCGCACCATCTACTGATTCAACGATTAACCTGGCAGATGTGCTGGAAAGCACCGCGTTTGACGCATTCAGTTCTAACCGCATTGTCTCGGGAACATTCGGAGACGGCACGGTCACCTTCACCAACTTTGATGGCACAACGATAGGCCCCATTGAAATCCCTGACGGGGTGCTGGTCTTCGTCGACAACAATGACGGCACATGGAGCGTCGGCTCATGAGTAACTCACAACAGGGATACTCATTTGTTTCCGGCAGCGCCGATGATGGCAGGCTCACACTCCTCAGAGCAGACGGCAAAGAATACTCCCTTCCCGTGATCCTCTGCCTCGGCACCGTCACCGATGTGACCGGAGACGGCGTCCTTGACATCAACTTCCCAGGAGGCTCCTAAATGCCCAGATTCCTTGACGTAACCAACCCGCCATTGGCGCGGTCTGCGCTCAGCGCCGCCAGAGCTGAGCATGTTGATGTCCGGGATTTCGGCGCGGACACCACCGGGGCAACCGACGCAAGTTCTGACATTCAAGACGCCTATGATTTTGCTGCATCTTCTGGCGCTTCGCGGCTTGTCATTCCCGCCGGAACCTACAAGCTGTCTACCGGGCTGGTTTTCAATGTTGAAGACAATGTTGAAGTGGTGTGGCGTAAAAACTCTGTCGCGATGCCAGACAGTGGCGTGACGGCGGTGACGTGGCAGCAGCAAACGATAACCCCAACGGTGCTGACGCCAAGAATGCGCGGGTATAAGGTTGACGGCGGCCAAACAACCGACAGCGTAGGCCCAACATCGACAACCAATACGACTGGGCTATTAATCAAAAATTGCGCGTTGGGCTGGTTCCCAGAATTGTGGGTAAGAAACTGCACCGTGGGCGTCAAAATGTTGTCAGCGGAGAACGACACAGGAACGCCACTGTGGTGCGAGCATAACCGGCTCAGTGGCGACATCTCAGGATGCCAAACCGGCATTGCAATTGTGACAACCGACGGAACCGGCAGCTTCGCCGGGACCGACTGGTCACATCTGAACATTGACAGATGCACAACGGGAGTATCTGTTGATTCTGGCTCGTCAATCTACAGATCACGATGGCATAACGTGCAGATGTGGCTGCGCCAAAATCAAGTCGGCTGGGATCTTTCTGGCAACTTGAAGGGCGTGCAGGTGGTTTGCGCGTTTGAAGCGATCACTGGCACAGGTCAGGTTGGCATCCATTTACAGTCGTCGGCGCAGAACGCAGCCACCAGCGGATGGGCCATTACTTGGACCGGCTTTTATTCAGGAACTCAAACCCAGGTGACTAACGACACCTCGACAGATAACCTTGTGTGGCGCGAGGGCATCGGCGATGTCAACCTGGACACTACCGAGAAATCGGTGCAATCCCGGTGGCGCGTGCGACGGGCCGGCAACAGTCGCGGCCATATTGAAGCGGCCACCAACTTCGTGGGTGGCGGCGGCTGGCATTTCGGGAACGGCACGCTGACTCCCGACACCACGTTATACCGCGACTCGGGCGGCGGGCTTCGCACCGACAACACATTGCGCGTGGGGTCGTCTGCTACCGCGTCAAGGCCCACCCCTGGCGGTGCATCCGCGATGTGGTGGGACACCGATTTGGACGAGCCGATTTGGTACAACGGCTCGGCTTGGGTTCGCGCCGCAGAACTGGTCGGTGGGCGGCACATCACATTCGTCGGCCACGGCACAGCCCTAACGTGGTCTTCCATGCCTGCTGCGCTCACCGAGTTCCGCGGTGTGGTCATTTATCGTTTCAAAACTGACCTGTCGAAGGCCGCACGTTCCCGCTTGCAGGTGAATGTGTCCGGTGCGGGTCACACAGGCGCAACGCTCAAAGCGCAATATTCGACAGATCAATCGTCCTGGTATGACCTCACGGCATCGGCCAGCATTGATAGCGGGCCGTCACTGCAAGTATCGGCTTGGGCGGCGATCCCGGCCGGCGCCGCCGACGATGTCTATGTTCGACTTGTGGGCGTTGGCGGGAACGGTTCAACGACACCCTCGTTCGGGTTGATCGCGCTCGATGTTGAATAGTGGATGGTCCTAGCAACATGATCAAAGCATTACTCGCGGCAGCAACTTTGTTGTTGGCTGGCTGCGCTGACCGCGATCAGGTGATGGGCCGCACCGCCGGCACTCCCGTCCCCGAACCGCAGAAGGTGCACTGCGATCTGATCTTTCCGGGAACTGACCGCAGGTGAGTTACGGCCTGCCCCCCGGCACCAACATCGTGTATGGGGGGCAGGGGTTCCCAACGTGGGTGTATGAGCTCGGGCAGCGTTTCTCGCTGAAAAGCTCCACCTATCCGGGGCATCAGGAATCCGACCGTGCTGAAACCGGATTTGCGCCCAATCCGCTCAGGCTCAACCGGGGCATCGACTGGTCCGGGTCAGTCAATGACATGCAACGGTTCGCCGACTACCTGCTGACGGTGAAAGAGTCGTTGGAGCAGGTCATTTGGGAAAACCCCAACACCGGCCAACGGGTGGGGGTTGCCGGCGGGCGGGACGTATCCACCATCGGCTACTACGCCCAGGACTATCCAGCCCATCGGGATCATGTGCACACCCGCCAATCCCAGCCGATACCACTACCAGGACAGT